GCAGCCATATCCTCAAGCACCTTGATCTGCTCTTTCATCGCATTGCGTGAAGTAAACATACCGGAGAATGACGCAGGGTTTGTCAGCTGCTCACTGATGATGCCCATATCTGGACCAGTCAATGCGCCAAGCTCGTACAAGTCTTTGACGCCCATCAGCAGAGACTGGTATTTGCCGCGCAGTCTTGCAGTGTCTGTGCCTGTTGGCAGTGGAATCTTTGCACCAAATGGCAGCGGCACTTCTGATGGGAAAACAGTCTTGTCGGCCTCGATCTCTGTTCTGTATGCAGAGATATTGCCCTTCAAGTTGTTGAGCTTTCTGGTGGCTTCGGAGAATGCCTGTGGCGCCTCTTTGCCTGGCGTTAATTGGCCGGCAGCGGCCATGACTGGAATAGACGCGCCACCATCTGGAGTCTTGGGGACATAATAAAAACCGTCAGGGCCTTCTTTGATATCAAATTTATTGCGATCAAATTCTTTTTGACGCAATGCCAATCCGCCTTGGGCCACGGCCAAATTGCCTCTTGACACTTGCAAGTTGGCAATCTCTGCTGGAGTCATTGTTTGGACAAATGTCTCGCCGCCCTTCAATCCAGATTTGTTGATGGCCACAGTCTGGCCGCCAAGGTTTTGCAAAACGACATCGCGCTTTGGACCATAACCTTGCATGGTCTTGACGCTGCCGTCTTTGTACTGCTGGACCAAGATGGGGGCGCCATTGGCATCAGTCACCTCAAATGGTTGGCCAACAACTTCGGCCCTTGGGTTGAGCTTCTCGGCCATCTCTTGATAGCGCTTGGCGTCTTCAGACTTTCCACTGGCGGCATAGATGTCAGCAATCTGCTGATACTGGCCAGCCTTTATTTCATTGGCACTTGGCTGTGGAATATTTGATGCCAGTTCAGCACGGGCCACAGTTGGGCCAACTTGCATACCAGGGGCCATCAAAGCCTGCTGCTCTGGCGTCAATACAGTTGGGGCTTTGGTCAAGACACCAGCCACTTGCTTTTGCAAATCTTGGGCTGTTTTGGCTTCTTTTAACTTCTGCTCTAAAAGCACATCTTGCAGTGATCCAGCCCTTGCCTGCTGGTAACCTTGCTGGCCAGCCATTAACGCTGATCCAAGTGCTTGGCCCAAATTGATAGGGGTTGTGCTTCGGCCACCAGCTTGGAGCAGTGCAGCAGCTGCTGACATCGCAGCATTGCGGCCCAATAGCTTGCGCTGGTCTTCTGTCAGCAGCGCATCAAGACCCGATGGTGTGCCGCCCATACCGCCGCCAAACATGGCGCCTATGTTGCTGAAGTCAAATCCATTTGCCATATTTCCACCTTATTCCAATAAACCCTTGAGGCGGCTTTTAACCACATCGCCTCTGCTCATCATATTAGTTGATCCTGTGCTTGGCGCAAGCAAAGATGCAGCCATCATGGCGCGTCTTTCCTGACCAGGCTTGATGGCCAATTCTGCCACCGGTGTCCCACTTCTATCCATGGCCACCGCCACATTGTCAAAGCCCTTGGCCTGATCATGCGCATAGCCAAACAGAGCCATGCCCACATCACGCTCAGAGCCTTGGTCAATGATCTTGACCTTGGATGGTTCGCTGGTGATCACAATACCCCTGCTGGTCCTTGCCACTGTCAGCCCATCAGGGATGCGAGAGGGCATAGGTGATCCAGGCGTGATCAGGATGGTGTCGCGCTTGCTTGATGGGTCAAGCAGCGCCATCAGCTGCGCATCAGCGTAGCGTTGTGGCTCTGGCGTTGGTGTGTTTGGCATGTTAGATGCCAAGAGAAAGCAATGCGCCAAGACCAGCGCCGGCGCCAGCACCAAGGGTCCCTGCTGGCAACATGCCCGCCAAAGTTGCACCACCCAATGCGCCACCCAATAATCCAGCACCAACATTTTGATTGTATGGGGTCTGGCTGATCATCCCCAAATTGGCAGGGTTTGCGCCAAGACTTGACTGGACAATGCCAAGACGCTGCAAGCCAATGTTGCGGATGGCATCCATTCGCTGCTGGTCCTGTGCCTGGCGCGCACCACCAGCTCCCATGACCGCTTGAGCGCCAGCAAGACGCAAGTTCTGCTGCTGCGCCGCCAAGTTGCCAAGCTGATTCGCACCGCCAAGTCGCAATTGCGCACCCTGCAAGCCTGCTTGCTGGTTCGCAAGTGCCGCCTGCTGGCCAATGTTTGCGTTAAATTGTGCCGCCTGATTTCTGGCCGCAGCGTTTGCAAGCGCCGCTTGGTTTGCAGCGCCAGCACCAAACTGAGAGGCAACATTCTGGGCCGCCACATTGCTCAAACCCGCCTGCTGTAAATTGCCGGCATTGAATTGTGCAAGCTGATTTCGGGCAGCGGCGTTTGCAAGTGCAGCCTGATTTGCCGCACCAGCTCCAAACTGTGAAGCCACATTTTGGGCAGCCACATTGCTCAAACCCGCCTGCTGTAAATTACCAGCGTTAAATTGCGCCATCTGATTTCGGGCAGCAGCGTTTGCAAGTGCAGCCTGGTTCATCGCACCAGCACCAAACTGAGATGCAGCTGTACGCTGTGCAGCGTTTTGGATTGCAGCTTGCTGCTGCCGTGCAAGGTCTTGCTGCATCTGGTTAGATGCAACATCAAAGCCTTGCGCTCTGAGCTGGGCAGCAGTCTTTGCGGCCTGCTCTGCAAACTGGCCACTCGATGCGCCTTGGGCCAAGGCTTGGCGTGATCCACCAAAAGCCTTGGCAGCTGCTGCCTGCTGGCCAATTCTGGAAGATGCGGCAGACCTTGCTTTTTCAATATCAGCCAAAGAGGCATCAATCACCCCGCTGGTGTATGGGTTCATGTAGCGACTAATGTCTCCCATATTGGCCTGCGCGGCATTGACATCGGTTGCGCCATAGCCCTGCGCACCAGCAAGGGATGCTGGGCCAGCCTGTGCGCCAGCGAATTGGCTTGCGCCATATCCCTGCGAGCTGGCAAGGGAAGCTGGGCCAGCCTGTGCGCCGCCAAACTGGGCCGCGCCGTAGCCTTGCGAGCCAGCAAGAGAGGCTGGGCCAGCGTCAAAGCCGCCAACCATGCCAGGCTGATACTGCGCGCCTGCCGCAGTCATCTCAGCGGCTCGGTCAATGTTTGCAAGACCTGGTCCGGCCAAGCTGGTGTTGACTAGCTGGCGCTCGCCAGCCTGATACATCGGATTAAATCCAGCAAACTCTTGCACGGGCAATGCCCCTGCAACATTCTTGGCCTGCTCAAAGTTCGCAAGAAACGCTTTTTTAATATCTGGATCAATCGAAGTTGATGATGTTTGACTTCCACCTTTTGACATTTTGCGTTCCTTTAATCTAAGAGAGATTTAATTTTTTTGGCAGGCACTTTGCCTTCATTGATCATGTCCAAAAGTCCACGGCCATATTTATTGACAGCAGATTTTTTGATGACATATTCGCCGCGCTGGACCATGGCAAAGCCATCATCTGGGCCTTTGGGGTTTGGTCCAAGCAGGCCGCGAATCATGCCGCCCTTTGCATAGCCAGCCGTGTCAAAACTGTCCTCGCCCATGTCTTGGCCATCATCGCCACCAAGATCACCGCCCATCTCACCGCGAAAATCACCGCCATAAACTGGCACATCTGTGGCTGGTGCATCGGAGACATAGTTATAGGATGGAGGCTCATAGGCCATTGGCATTGGCACAGGCTGCACGGCGGCAATCTGGGAGTCATCTACAGCACCAAAGTCACTAGGGTTAGCTGGGACAAAATATGAATCGCCACCACTATCATCTACAGCACCAAAGTCGCTAGGATTGGCTGGGACAGATACAGGGAAAGGTTCTGGATTGTTGCCAGTTAAATACCCCAACTCATCGTCTGCTCCAGTTATATACCCCAACTCATCATCATCTACAGGCACAGGCATAGGCTCAGGCGTGTTGCCAGTTAAATACCCCAACTCATCATCTGTGGCTACTATATCCCGCCCAATTTTATCTATAGCATCTTGACCAGCTTGGTCGTATGGATCGATCCCAACTAAAGGGGCATTACCCACACCCACACCGCCCATGATGGGACTAGCACCACCGCCGCCACCACCGCCACCGGTGACAGCATCGCCTTGCATCCCCCTGGCATAAATACTAGGGTCAAAGCCGCCAAGCGCATTGCCTGCACCAATATTTGCGTATGGGTTTCTAAAAGCTGGCGTCATTGCCATGATCTGAGAATAGGGGTCATCGCCAGTGAATTGTGGCAATGGCTGCTCAATCAATGATGGCAAGTTGGCGCCACCTTTACCACCGCCACCACCTTGGGCTGGGTCAGCAAAATTTGTATATCCTGAAGCGCCACCTAAGCTCATATCAACTCCTTTGAAAGGATAAACCACTGAGGCTCATATCCCTCGTCTTTCAAAAATGTACGCTCCCAGCCCTTGCGGCCAGCCAGCGTTACCCTTGTACATCCGACAGACTTGCCCCAATTCTCAATATGAGGCCGCATCTTCTTCAATTCATCGAGATCACCACCAGCAAGAAAAAAGTGCAAATCCTTTAGCTGCGGATAAACAATCACCTCTGTCACTACTGCTGAAATCTGACCTGGCCACAATTGATACCGATTTGACAGAATCCCCGCAGCAATGTCGTCTAGTGTATGTGTCCCACCGCTGTATTCTAAAGCCGCCTCAATCCATTGGCGACACCGGTTGATCTCTGAAATTCTGTCTGTCATCGCTTTCCACTGGCCACCGCATCGAGCCTGATCACCCCAACCCGCCAATCGGCCAATACCGCACCAGTCACCTTGACATTGACTTGGCGCCCAGAAAACCTGACAGAAGTCGGATTGGCTGCCGTGTAAGGTCCAAATGTGGATTGCTCCCCTGTTGGGTAGTATCGGGTTTTGAATGAAACCACAGCCTCACCCAAGGTCTGCTCATCTGGGATCACCTCGCGCACAGACATGATGTTCTCGCCATTGCCAATCTGCAATGGGCCAGACTCGGCATAGACGCTGGCGCTGTCATAAGCAAACCCCACCTCATGGTCGTACAAATAGCCATCAGCTGAGACCATCAGGGGATTGGTAAACACGCCAGCATCAGTGCCAGCTGTTCTGCCCAATGTTCCTATGTTCCAGTGATTCTCCCTGTAGTTATAGGTGACATAGCTGTCATTTTCATTGCTGGAGCTGCTAGGGTAGTACCACCAAATCTCACCAAATTTGCTATTGTGGACAGCATAAATTTTTGAGGACTGGTTGAAGTTCATGTTGTTGAACACATAGTCCGACACATCACTTGGCAGTGGCTTGACATAGCCGTCATACATCCAAAAGCCAGACTTGCTCATCCAAATGGCCGCAGTGTCAATGGCCGCCACAGCCTGGGCCGAGATCAAGCCGCAGCCACTTCCAGCCTTCTCAAAGCCATAAACAAATGGTGCGCCAACATACTGAGCCGTGTGGACATCCACATCGGTAAACAGTAGATTCAAACCCTTGACCCGTTTGCCGGCGATCAGCGTGCCAGGCGTGGCCAGCTCATAGTCGCCTGCCTGGTTGTCGTTTGTCGGGGTCCAGACAGTATTGTCCTCTTGGTCTGACCACTGGACTTTTCTTGGATTGCCACCAGCGCCAAGGGCAAACATGATGCGCTCGGCAGTGACAAGCACCGCCTTGTTGCTCGTTGGCGCATTGGTGATTGCAGCTGCGATGGTCGGTGTGGAAAAGCCCAGTTGCCACTCATAGAGCTTGCCATCGGCATTGGAGCAGGCCACCAAATACTCACCCCATGTGTCCATGGACCATGTGGTGGCCGGCGTGATGGTGGAGCTGTCTGGTCGTGCCACACCATAGGCAAAGTTGCCATAAGTTGAGTAACCATAGCCGGTCTTGACCACCGCATTGGCCTCACCCACAGTAAACCCTGTGGGGGTAATGTCTTTGAGTGTTCCAGCCTCATTGAGGGCATAGAGCTTGGAATGCGTACCAGCTGCGATCCATCGGTCGGCAGTGTTGTCGCGCCAAGTCAGCAGCCCACGGCATGATCCTGTCAGCTGGCTGGCAGACTTCTTTCTCCAGCCACCCATGGGCCGCAAAGTATTCTCATACCAGCGCACAAGGTTTGCGTCAAACCATCTGCCTGCTGCCTGATACTCAGTGCCGTTTCTGTAAATGCCTGGGGGTAATTTGAGTGGTATGTACATGGCTATGTTGTTGGTAAGTTGGACACAAAGCTCATTGTGACAATGGCTGATGGCACTGCTGGCCGTGTAGGGCTGGTGCTTGTTCCATAATGTTCAATAGAGACACCAATATCGCTCACGCGCCACATTATCTCAAGATAGTCATTAGCACTCAAGCTGGGAAAGAAGTTCATGGCCGCAATCAAGTGGCTTGGATCACCAGAAGATTTTCTTGGTGACAAATTAAATCTGCTGTTTGAATTGGCAATGTTTGTGCCATTCTTACGAAACCAGATGTCCACATCTTGGCTGTCATTTGTCGTATTTTTAAACTGAATGGAAAACTGACAGTTCCAGATTCCAGCATCAAGTACAGTGATTCTGCTATTGCTGGCAATTGTCACGCCATTGGAAAAGTCTGTCGTGTTGAATGTGACAGCATAGGCCGTGGTGGTGTTGGCTGCTGTTTGGTCTGTTGAATCTTGAAACGCGCCATGCGGGTTATTCATAAACTTGCCACCCCTTGGGCCAAACAAGGCGCCAAGGACTGAGATCAGTTTTCTGAAAAAATTGTTTAAGGCGCTGTTGTTCTCATTTAGATTTCGGCGCTCATACACCTCTGGCGGGTAACCCAGACTCGGTATTGATGGGACTTCTAATTGTTGCTTGACATTGGCCATGGCTAATTATGTCAGGACAGACAGCGCATGGTTGATGTGTTTAATCCTATCGTCAAGTCCAATAAAGCCGCCATTGATCTTTTTGGTCATGGTCCGGTAGTCCTGGTTGTCAGCATACTGGTTGAGCTTGTGGGTGTCCCAAAACCAGCCGGCAGTCAGGGCTGCAAACTTTGGCGTGGCCACCAGCTCCGGCTGCATGATCAGGTCCACGCCCAGCGCCTTGCCTGCGTGGAAATAATTGCTGGAGCCAGTCAGCTGGATGCAGCCTCTGCCAATAAAACGCCAGGCATCCCCAGAGGCCTCATCTCGGTTGCCCATCCGGTTGCTGTAAACGACCGTGGCAATAGCCTTCGGGTTTCTGGCGCAGGCTTGGGCCTTGGCAGCGTCAAAGCGCTTGGGCCAGAGCTTTTGCAAGGCCTCTGCCCTGTAATTGAGATTCTCTTGCAGCACCTTGAAATTGCCACACTCATGGCCACACTGGCCAATAAAGGCAGCCTGGCGCAGTGGCGTTGAAATGTCAAAGCGCTGGAATGTCTCGTTGAGCGCATCGACCCATTCTGGGCCAATGTGCAATCTTGCTAGTTGGTCAGCGTTTACCATTGATCAAATCCCTCGCTTCGTTATATGCGTCAATGCAGGCATTGAGCTGCGCTGTGTTCCGATCCCCCTGGGCCACTATTTCGGCAATGGCTTGGAGGGTTGCTCGCTCGGCATCAGGAGCTGGGTCAGGCGCTCTGTTAGGTTGACTTCCTGTTTCTTTGCTATCTGGGGCGGCAGTGGTGGCAGCTGTGGGGGCTGGTACACAACTTGGGGCGCTGATGCGCACCCTGCCAGCGCGAATGGCACGATCAAGAGCAGACTGCTTTTCATTGATGACATTGGTGGTCTCCTGTAACTTGGTTGCATTTGCGTTCAATTGCTCACTGAGCCTTTGCTCTGTGGCCCTAGATTCCTCATTCTTTTTGGCAATCTGTATTTGCATCTCTTGGTCCCTGTCTTTCCAGCCAAAGTGATAGCCACCTCGGTATGTACCAAACAAGGTTATGCAAAGACCAACCAGTAGCCATGGCAGTGGGATGCCAAACATTATTGAGACTCCCGTCTGGCCGCTGCCAGCTGCTCGCGCTCATGGTCATCCTCAAGATGTTCTGGTGGCGTTGTTGGTGGTGGACCAGGCGTCCAAGACTCATCAAGCGGCGGGTTAACCCACTCTGGCAATGCGCCTGACGGCGCTATAAAGCCATGGTTGTTGCTGTAGCCAGGCGCTGCCTGTGGGTAGTATTGCATTGGCTGGGCCATGGGGGTAGCTGGTGCTGGTGCAGCTGGTGCAGTAGGCGCTGGCGTTCCCAGAGCCTTTGCCGTGGCACTCACAGCCCGTTTGCTCATCACCCCACCAATGCCACCAACAATCAAAAGCACCACATCGTTTAACATTTTTAACAGGGCCTGATCTATGGGCGCCATAGTCTTAATTGGCTGGGTCACAAAGATGATGCTGTACAAAAATGCGACAACAATAAAACAGAGAATCAAAGTCACCGAAATGACCACGAAACCCCAGACCCTGACTTCGATCTCATCAGGGGTTAGGTTTAGCTTCAGATGGTGGTGGTGCAATTTGTTTCTCCAAGATGGGTGCGACCAGGTATTCTGGACACTGCTGAGTGAATAGACACTTTGGCTTTTGGCACTCTAGTGCGTGGAAATTATCAGGATTTTGGCACTTGTAGCGATATCTGTCTTCGCAGCCAGCAAGCATTATCAAAGTAATTGCGAGTAGGTATTTCATGCGTAGACATCCACAGAATTAGGTCTTGCCCATTTTTGCTGCTGAATCTGCTGCTCTTTTTGGTGATTGAGCCTTTGCATCTCTTGCAAGTTCTTTTGGTGAATGACCCTCTGGGCCTCTTTGAGCATGTTGGCATTGGCCTGATATGGCGTGATTTTCATTTTCCAAGACCCACCTTTCCAAGCAGTAGATTAACGATCCGGTCCGATAAATCATCGGGCAAAAAGCGCAGCAGCCCAAGCAGCCACCAAATGACCAGTAGGTAAACGAACACCTTCAAAAACATGTCGAATTGCTTTTGGTATTCGTTCATCGGCCACACCCGCCCTTTGGACACAAGCTCATCAACTCATTTATACCAATAAAGACAAGAAGCAAAACAAAAGCCACACCGCCAATGATCATGGCTATCTCTTGCATTTCCTCTTCTTTAGCTTTGGCCTTCTTTTCCTCTGCTCTCAACGCTGCCATCTCTTTGGCATCATCCCTGTCCATCTCAGCTTGACGGGCCTTGATCTTGTTCCAGACATCGATCTTGCCGGTCTGCATGAAGAGCATTTTCAGCTCTTCCTCAAAGGCTCTGGCTTGCTCAAGCGCCATCTCGATTTGCAGGGCTGCTCCCATGTTGGAGCCTTTTTTCTCCCTCTTGGCTTGGAGCATGGCCTTGGTCGCGGTTGACTTGGCGTCAAACATCTTGCCCAGCATGGGGGCCAATGACCCCAGATCACTGGCCACCTTGCTGGCCTTTTTGACCACGCTGATGGCGCTTTGCAGGCCTGCTAGGGCCGTCATTGGATCCACGATCATTTTCTCTTCTCCCACTTCAGACAGATGACCCTTCGATTGTAGACATCACCATGCCATGTCCACCTAGTGCATCGATAGTCGGCAGCTGTGGTGGCTGTTAGTAGGACCAGAGCATAGATCATGGCCAATACAAAACTATGACATAAGTTGACCAAATGTGGTGGCCACCAAAATGGCCGCAGCAATGAATGCCACGGCCCAGTCTCTCATAGCCCGAAAATTTTCTTGACGAATTCGGCAGCCACCCCTGGTCCAAGCAAAACGGCCAAGATCACCGCATAAAGCAGATATTCAATCTTGGTCATGCGCCTGTCGCCATCCTTCATCGATGAAGCAATAGCACTGTAGCGCTCGGCACAGATGGCCTCATGCACCGCCAACCTTTTGTCAACTTCTGCTTCCATGATTATTCCGCTGGCGCGTCTTTAGGCAGTTGTGCGTCAGCCTGTTCTTTGATCTTGACAATCAGAGGCCATACACCACTAGACGATGGTAGGTTTCCCAATGTCTGTAGGACAAAGTTGATTTCGTTTACTTCTAATTCGAGTTTCATACAGAAGCCGCCCTAATTGCTGACAAGTCTTCTGTTGTCCAGAAGTCTTTAGCCAGCATGATCTTGAGGTGCTCTTTGTTACGAGCAACAGTGTCTGCCCAATCTTCAGCAGTCATGCCTTCTGGCTGTCCTGCGTTCAAAAGGTTGACGCTATCCATACACGCACTAAAGTGACGAGCAATTTGTTCGGGGGTTTGTGTTTCAATAGTCATGATTTTCCTTTAAAGGTTAGCGGCATCCAAACGTGCCTTGAGTGATTCAATGATTGCTTGTTGTTCTTGAATAGCCGCTGTTAATGTAGCCACCAAGAATGATGTGTCAATACCTTGGTATTTTGGCGTAACACCATCTTCTTTAACTGCATCTTTTTCGCCTGTTACAGCATGAGGGCAAACTTCAGCCAACTCGTGAGCAATAAAACCTTGACCATCTGAACCATCTGCGTTCCATTTGTAAGTTACTGGCTTAAGCTGTGCCACTTTAGCCAATGCACCTGTCATTGGGATAATGGTGTTTTTTAAGCGGTAGTCAGATGAAGTGTTATAAGAAACAGTTGTTGTGTTAATTGCTATTGTTCCAACTACTGTTCCTGCGGTGCTGTAAACAAAATTAACAGATGTTCCTGTAGTTGATTTATATAAATCTAAATTTGAACCCGATGTAACTCTAGATGAAAGTTGACCATTTGCTTTAATTTCACCCCCAGTAACAGTTTCATTAATATCTGTAACAGCGCCAACAATAAAGTCACCACCGCTATCAAAGATACCCCGTGGATTCCCATCCCCATCAGACAGCACGATGTAGTTGCTTGCTGTGCGAATGTCTAGGCCACCGTTGTTTCCTGTGTAGCGACCAAGAATAGTATTGTTTCCACCAGTAGTTACAGCATCGCCAGAACTCATTCCAATAAATGTATTACCCGCTCCTGTTGCAACATTTCCTGCGTATCTGCCAAGGTATGTATTGGAATTAGAAGTGGTGTTTGTGTATCCAGCCGCAACCCCAACAAAAGTATTAAATTGACCAGTTGTATTGCTGTACCCCGCCTGATAACCTACAGCAGTGTTGTTAGATGCTGTGGTGTTGGAATTTAATGCGTTTTTACCAATTGCGGTGTTGTTACTGCCAGTTGTGTTACTTAATAGTGCCTCCATACCAACAGCCGTGTTTTCAGCACCAGATGTGTTGGAATATAAAGCACGATAAGAGCCAATAGCAGTGTTGTAAATGCCTGTAACTGCGCCATACAACGATTGATGACCAATACCCAAGTTGTATTGAGAGCCTGTGGTGGAGCCATAACCTGCTTGGTATCCAAAAAAGGTAAGTCCTGTACTAGTAGTTGCACTATACCCAGCCTGATAACCTACAGCAGTGTTGTTAGATGCTGTGGTGTTGAAACGCAAAGCCAACATACCCAAAGCAGTGTTGTAACTGCCAGTGGTGTTGGCGTAAAGGGTGGCGTTACCCGTAGCCACATTATTTATACCAGTGGTGTTGCTGTACAACGTTTCAACACCAACAGCAGTATTGTCACCGGCAGTGTTGGTGTAAAGGGAGAATGCGCCAACAGCAACCACTGAACTTGCAGTAGTGCCTAGATATGATGCCCTGTACCCCAAGGCAAGGTTGTTTGCTCCCGTTGTGTTTGTATAAGCCGCCTGATAACCTACAGCAGTGTTGTTTGATGCTGTGGTGTTGGACTGAAGTGCGGCCTGACCAACTGCTACGTTATTAACGCCCGTGGTTGTTCCGTATCCCGCAAAAGCGCCATCAAAGGTGTTGAAATTACCAGACGTATTACTGTAACCAGCATACGGGCCAGTAAATGTATTCAATGTGCCTGTGTTGGAAAAGCCTGATTGAAATCCAAAAAACGAGTTGCTTGCACCTGTGTTGCTGTACCCCGCTTGATAACCTACGGCAGTGTTGCTAGATGCTGTGGTGTTGGAGGCGAGTGCGTCATTTCCAACAGCGGTGTTGTAAGAGCCTGTGCTGTTGGTCGTTAACGCATCCATGCCAAAAGCGGAGTTACGCAAGCCCGTGGTGTTCCCCAGCAAAGCCCGCATACCAAAGGCGGCCAGTCTCTCGCCAGTCGTATTGCTATATCCCGCCTGATAACCGACAGCAGTGTTGTATGAGGCTGTGGTGTTGGATTGAAGAGCCGAACGTCCTAAGGCAGTGTTATACGAACCTGTTGTGTTCGCCTCAAGAGCGCTAACTCCAGCTCCAAGGTTGGCCGCACCAGATGTCGTTGCACTAAGTACATACGCACCAAAAGCGGCATTTACAGACCCTGTCGTATTAGCCGCCAAAGCACTAGCACCCACCGCAGTATTGGTAGCAACAGCACCTGCACCACGGCCTACTGTTAGACCTTGAATAGAACCTGCACCAGTAACGCTCAAAGTGCTAGATGCGCTTAGAGTGGTGAAAGCACCAGAGTCTGGAGTGCTTGAACCAATTGCAGTCGCATCAATAGTGCTAGATGCACCAGTAACCACCAATGTTCCTGCTACTGATAATGTCTTACCAGAGCCAACATTGAGGCCAACACTTGTGCCAGTGCCTGCGGCAGCAAAGACAGCATCAACACTGTCCAAGTCGGTATTGATCTTTGCACCCCATGTGTCGGTGGATGCACCAACTTCTGGTTTAGTCAGTAATAGGTTGGTTGTCGTAGAATCTGCCATTTTTTACCCCTATGCGGCTATTTGCCATGTTTCGCTATTATCCGCAATTGCTGTCCAACTTTCACTGTTGTCACTAATTGCGGCCCATGTTTCTGATGTGTCTGTGATCGGTGTCCAGGTCTCTGAGTTATCAGAGATTGCATTCCAAGTTTCTGCCGTATCACTCTCTGCCACCCATTTTAGATTGCCAGCAATCGTCATAGATGACTGGCAAGTGAAATTGATTGGAGTGCTTTGTCTTCTCTGGCCGTTGACACTCATGCCAGACTCAGCTGCAATCAGCACAGACTGATTCACGATCACGCTGGTGGCCACAGTCATTGTGGCAAAGTCTTCAATCAGGATTTGAATGAGTGGGACCCTGACACCATTGACAGACATCGCGCTGGTATCGACCGAGGCAAATGCACCGATGGCCACTCTGGTGGCCGCCAGGCTCGCGCTAGATGTGGCCGCAAATGTTGATTTGCCTATGGCATAGCGCAAAGCGCTTGCAGACATGCTGCTGGTGCTAGATATCGTGGCCGAGGCATCGGCAACTATTTGCGCAGCAGCTGTTGCGCTGCTAGATGCTGAAACCGAGAATGATGCTGTCTTGACCACATTGGCCGAGACAGTCTCTGTGCTAGAAGCAGAAACAGAAAACGCGCCTATACAGACGCGCCTTGCATTGATTGCAGCCGTGCTGGTGGCTGCGAATGTGGCAGCTCCAAGGCTTACGCCGTAGGAGTAATTGCCTCCACCATACGGGCCAAGACCATAGGCTGCCATGTCATGTCAATGTGACATCAAGATCACCAGCTGGGATTCGCAGCACATCGCCATCGTTGATGGTGCGAGCTGTGGTCAGCGCTGCCCAGGCTAATAGATTGCCGCCAGTGCTTGCATCAAAAATGCCAGCCCAGCCAATTGATCCCCAATTGCCGCCGCTGGCAGCTGCAAACTCGATGGCCGCTGCGTTTGTTGCGTTTGTGGGGCTTGTGCCAGAGATCGTGATTGTGCCGGTGGCCACTCGCGCATAGGCGTTGCCAGACACCTCAGTGCCGCCGCCAGTGTCACTTGGCGCAGCCGTGAAGAGGCCAATGTACCAAGCCGTTGGGCGTGTGGCGCTGCTGGTTGTCAACAGCCAGGTTAAAACTAGGTTTTCGGTGTAGTCGGTAAAAGATGACATGTCCAGTCCTTATCCAAAAGTCTTTGCACGGGTAAGCAATGCACCACCAGAAGACGCACCGCGATCATCGGCAGTTTGCAATTCACTCATTGCACGATCATATAGCGATGACCACACTGTGATTCTCGCATCATCTTGCAAGTATGGAGCAGCTTGCAGCAGCGCGCCATACAGATAAATGTCGGGGCTTGATGTCAAAAGCCAGTTGGTGGCCACAGTGTTTGATAACTTTGTCAACTTCGCGTAGTAGGTCAGCTCGGTTGTATATGTAGCGTCTGGCACTGGGACCAATCTAAACTGGCCACCGACCACACCAAAGAATCTTGGCTTGCCGCTGCCAGTGTATTCAGATGCCTTATTGTCCAAGGCATCAATGCTCAAAAATTCCAATGGGGTCTGTGGGTTTGTGCTTGTCAGCTTCAGAGATTTTGTCTCTAAAAAATCAGCAGGCACAGCGCCATACTGCGCGTCAAAAGACGCATTGGCCCTGACAATCATCTGCCTGGTGCGCAGTGTTCTTTCAACTTGCGCCTCGGCCAGAGAGATAAAGTGGAATGGCATTTGTCAGGTCTGACCGATTAAGCCAATCACCAATGGATGTCTTCAGTTCTGCATAGGTGCTAAGTGCCATTTTTCGCCTCTTTTTCCATCTCTTCTTTCACAATCCAAGTGTGAGGGTGGCCAAACTCAAAGGTCCCAATGTGACCAATTTCGTGCGAGACATCATGGTCGATGTAGACCTTAAAGCCAAGCTCTCTGGCTTTTCTACAAAAGAACACATCCTCACCCATGTAGCCCCGTGTGGTCTGCCACGGCATATCAAACCATGGCTCGCTCATGCCCTCAAACACCCTGCGCTTGATCAGCATTATGCCAGTGCCAATGCTTCCCACCTCTTGCAATCCAGTTGATTCTGGCATGGTGTAGACGGGAATGCGTTTGTCGTTCTCATCATAGTCTTGAGCTGTCGGGCCAGTGGGCATTCTGCGCCTGGCGCAGTTGGCCGCCACAATATCTTTGTCGTGGGCCAAGAGCCTTCCCACCATGTCTTGGGGGAATGTCATGTCCGAGTCAATGAAGAGAATGTGTGTGCAGCCCTCGGCCATCGCATCCAAACAAAGGTCAGCCCTTTGGTTTTGGATAATAGTGCCTTGCATCAATTTCAGACTAATCGCGTCTTCGGTGTTGAGTGTGTGATACGCCACCATGTTGACCATGCAATAGCAATAGTTCGTGTGGACTTGATCACGGGCCGGTGTGCAGACTGCAACATAATTGCTCATATTTTCCCAGGTCTAGTTCTAAAAAATTGGTTGTCGCTGTCGTTTAGCCAGCGCTTCATGTATTCCTGATCATCGATCTTGCCCTCGGCCTTCATCTTGTAATAAAGGGATTCGGGGATGGATGCGACCAAGTGCCATTCACCCTTCCAGTTGGCTTTTTCGTCTTGGGCGTTATAGATGGCCTTGTTGGCCTCAATGACAGCAGTCACATCTTGCTCTGTCTGGATCGTCACATCGCCTGTTTCTGGGTTTTCATGCCAGTAGCGCTTGATGCCTTGATCTTTGTTTTCGCTAAATAGTCTTTTGTGAATCATTTAAAAAAAGGGCCAAGTTTCCCTGGCCCTTTCCATTTGCTTACTATTAAGAAGTAACCAAGTCAGCGGCCAAGCCGTGGGCGTTTTCAGCCAACACTTTGTGACCCCACTCAACGATCAACATGCGCTTTTCAGCGTCACCAGTCTTCGCCAATTCGACTTGGCTGTAAGGGCGCAGCACAGTCATCTTTGCGTAGTCAGGATCGATCACCCATGCATCGCGCTCACGTTGGAAACGATTTGCAATCACTTGCACATTGCCGAAATCACTGCATCAATGTTAAATGAGATTCGCTACCCTCTCATCCCTCTTTCGAGGCTACCAGTTACCTGGTAGATCAGACTATCTCTTCACCCTCACTATGAGGGGCTGGGCACTTCGGACCGCTTGGTCCTACGAGGCTCCCGCCTCTAGTCGTTACACCTTCCGATTTCTCGGCTTGGCTCGGTATTGTCCTTTGTCCGGCTTGACAGTTAGGAGGTTCACCGAATTCACCCAGTTACAAATAAGCATTACTGCTTATCGACGCCATTAGTTAACGTAGATATCGACAGCGCCCACGAGGGTTGCTGGCTTTGCGCCTCCATCAATGTTGAAACGGCTGGAAGCAATACCAGAGAAACCAGACACGCGCTGCTTGTTGACAGGACCGCACATCAGAATCTTAGGTGTACCACCTTGTGTCCACACCTTCTGAATCACATTCTTGAGAATGGTTTCAGTAAATGTGCGCACTGTGCCATCTGTACGGGCGCTGTTTGGCAGCGTTGTGTAAGATGGGTCAGCACCGCTAGAGCCTTTGTCGGTGTTCGTTTTCACAAACGCGCCCAAAGAGGCAGTGGTGCGAGCAGTTGTCGAATCACCAGCAACAGCGATGGCGCCATTGAGCATGGAGAATTCTTGGTCACGTTTAATTTCCGCGCCGCGCTTCGCGATTTGGTAGGCCAGCTCACTGCGACGACCAGCCTTGTTCACCACTTCTTCAGTGGCTGACAAGATGATTGTCTTGCGTGAAATCTGTGCGTAGTTTTGCAAACGCACAGTAGCTGTCACCGCATCAAAAGACGCGACATCGTCACCTTCCAGCTGCGCATTTGCGGCGGCACTAGAAAGTTGGTCTGTCTGCCACTCGTACAAGCTGTTGGACACATTCTCGCGGCCAATGTTGCTCATGTAAGGGGTTTCTTCTGGAGAAATGTTTGTAATCACATTGCTCAAGTCTTCGCGGATACCCTTTGCAGAGTAGGTTAAAAATGTATTGCTAACGATAGCCATAATTTCCTCATTTCAATAAAAGTTCAATTGCAGAAGCCGCATCATCGATGCGACCGGTTTTTGCAAGACGCTGCTTTGCTCGCGTACTTTCAGTTGTTGTCGAAACCCGACCAGCTGCACCAGGCTTGGCTGTTCGTGGGCCATTGTTCACCACAGGCTTAATGCCTTGACGCTTACTTACCATTTGGTCAAACATTGCTGCTTTACGCAACAACAAGACCAGCCGGTGGTCGTAAACATTCTTCAAATCTTCATCGGTAAAGCCTGCTGCCTTTGCAGACTCAATCACCAGTGCCTTTTCGGCCTTTGCCTTCTTGGGGTCCTTCCAATCTGGCAAAGCGGCTAATAAGGCTTCTTGCTGGCTGGCAAGTTGGGCCTCCATAGCGCGCTGCTGCTCATACTGAGACACTTGAAAAAGCCGCTGCTGTTCAGACTGAATAGCACCGAGTTTTTCTTGCCTCTCGCGCATGATTTCCTTTTGCCTTACCCATTCAATTGGGTCCTCGTGATAGAGGCGCTCCAAATCAACTTGAGGCTCCGAAGACTGAAGTTGGGCTTGCAATGCTCCCAACAATTGAGCGTACTGCTCACGCTCGGCTCGGACTGCCTGCGTTTCTTGCTCGACTTGCTTTCGCACTTCGGCAATCTGCTGCGTTTTCCGAGTGTAGTCCTGTGTCCTGGAATAGCCTTTTTGAAGCTCGTCTAGCGTCACTGTGACTTCCTTGCCGTCTACTTTGACGGTGAAAGTCTGTGGCTGTTCTTGCTCCTCTTGCTCTTCCTCTTCTTCGGACTGTTCCTCTGAGGACTCTTCATCTGGCGCGTCTTCCACACCAGACTCATCCTCCTCAGAAGCCGCTGTCTCGGTGTCCTCTTGGGACTCCTCGACTGGCTGCGTCTCGTCAACTTGCGCTTGTCCTTTTTCAGGGGCCAACATTGCCGAGATAGCACTGGCCGCATCGGCCATATTCATTGCTTGTGTTTCTGCCATAGTATTTTCTTAAATTAGTTTTTCTGTGATTTGCTTATCGCATTCTGTGCAATTTTCCCGTTGTCCATAATCTTGATCAACTCTTGCCGCAGCCCGTCAATGGCCTGCAACATGCACCATGCTGTCTCGCGCCTCGCAGACTCTTCGGGTTTCGATGAACGAAATACCCAAAGTTGGTCACCTTCTAATTTCGCAATCGCTGCATTGAGGGTTTCATCCTCAAGCAGCTGCTTGGCCTTTCGGCCTTTATTTACTTGGTCTTCATTTGTCACTTACTGTGCCATTCCTTGAAAGGTTGATGGGGGCATCATCTCAGGCGCTGGTGGCTGCTGCTGTGGCTGCTGCATAAGCTGCGCCGCTTGCTGCTGGGCCAGCAGTGCCTGCTGACGAATCGCTTCACGATCAATATTTTGCGCGGCATCAATTTCCGCTGTACTGATCTGTGATTTGTACTTTAACTCAATTTCATACTTTTTGAGATACAAATCTTGGGCCATCTTGTCACGGGCCAAATCATCATCCAAAAGCATTTGCTGGCGCTTTAGCTCCAGCTCGGCTGCCTTTTTCTGGATATCTGCCTGGATAGACTCTGCCTGCACCTTGGCCAAAATCTCCTCTGGGGATGGCTTTGGCGCTGGTGGCTCTGGTGGTTTGTAGTCGGCAGGGATGTCTTGGAAAAAGCTCGTTGAATCCTTGAACCCAGACAGCTCAACCACTTTTCGCAAAGTGTTGCTAAATTGCATTGGCGTGACCAATGGGTTTGTTGGGCCAAGCTGCTGCAAGATTTGCTCTTGCTTGGACATGATCATCATCAGCGCTTGCAGCTTCTCGTTGGTGTCGCCATTGCCAAGAGCAATGTTGATCGTGGCATCCATGCCAGCATCCCAGAATCGTGGATCGATCTGCACCCACTCGTTGCGCATCCGCACCATGCGAGCCTTGTCCTGGTGCGTTGTGACCAGGAACAAAATGCCCTTAAATAGCTTTTTCATACCCTCGGCCAAAATGCGCGCTGTCAGCTCAATGCGGCCTTGGCTGGCTGAAATGGTCGCTGCCACAGCTGCCTTGGTGCTTGACTGCAATGCGTCAGCATTCAGACCCATGGCCGCCTTGCTCATGCCGGTGCGGTCTTCCTTGATCTGGTCCATGTATTCCATCATCGGGAATGCGGCCTGCCCCACAAACGGGGTTGTCAGGGGCTGCACCATGCCAGGCGCGCGCATCCGAATGATGGCGCCCGTCTCATTGTTCAAGACATCATCAATATTGACTTGACCCTCGACCACCGCTGTGCGTGGGTGAATGCTCTGGGCCAGGCTGTCCAATGTATTCCTGAGAATCTCAGACTTGATCTCTTGCAAGTCACGGGTAATGTCAAAAATTGACATCGCCTCAAGTGGGCTTGTGTGTGGCTCTGGGTCGCAGGGGAAGTCAGCAAAGGGGATATAGCTCGCTGGAAGATTGCGCACCACCTTATAGCCGCCACCCATGCAGCAGACTTTTCTAAGCTCTGCAATACCATCGCCATCATAGTCAACACGCGAGTAAGCCTCGATGTACAAGACCCTGCGCATCATCGGGTTGGCGGCGTCATTTGTGCCAAATGTTGTACTCAGCGGCTGACGGGCCAAATACTCATCGTTGCTGTCCAAGTCTGTCGTTGACAGATTCTCTTCAATCTCATCTTGGTCATAGCCCATGGCCAGCAAGTCAGCCATGGTGGCCATCTGCCTGTGGGCAATGATGGTCGAATCGTCAAACGATCTAGCGCGTCTGTCTAGCAGTAGCTCCTCTGGCGGCACGGCCATGATCTTGATGCGGCCATCTTTTGTGATACGCTTGATTTGCACATCATGGATCATTGGTGCAGGCATAACCATCGGCGCGCCAGTTGTGGGGTCCACTGTTGTCAGCTGCGCCTCATTGACATCTGGGTCTGGGTAGGATGTGATGACCTTGACCTCACCACCAGGCTCTTGCATCAGCATCTGTAGCGTCTGCTCATCAAGGCCGGTGTACTCCTCAATCCGCACCTTCTCCTCATCTTCCCACCAAAATTTGGCAATGCCGCATTTGCGCACCAGCGCATCCTTGAAGATTGCGTAGGTCGTTAAAAATCCAGAATTGTCGTTTTGGAAAATGTAATTAGCGTAATCGGTGGCCTGTTGGGCCATCTTGATGTCCTCAGGTCCCCTGGGACTAAACTCGACCACATTCTCAGAATTGAAAAACACACGCATCAGGCTTGGCAGCATGGCCGAGACAGTGTCCCGCACCTCCATGGCCACCACCTTGCTGTTGCCTTCGACCTCATTGCCGAATAAATCACCGCGATAGTACTCAGTCCCCTTGGCGCGTGTGGGGGATAGATCACTGTCCACATAGCTCACCGCATCGGTCAGGTCTTGCGTGATGATGGCTTGCAGCTCTGCATCATCCATTGGCTGTGTGGCAGCAATGTCGGTGCTGATTTCTAATTCGTTCATTTTTTGTTCCTTGCAGATATTGCCTTGGCTTTTGCCTTGGCGTCAGCCTTGGAGCTTGCGCCCCATGCCTTGAGTGACAGCAGCAGCCGTGTCGGCTCGCCTGCCTTGTATTCTGGACCAGGCATGTTGCCCATGCGCGCCAAGAAGCTGGCCCGCCTTGGATTATCGCCAGACTTGACCGGCGCTTTTAAGTTCATGCCCTCGGCCTTCGCGCTGGCGCGGCCCTTGGCATTTAAGCCGCCTGATGGGCTTTTGCCCTCCTTGCGCTGCCAAGCTGGGGTCTTCATTTCTTTGGCTTCTTTGCAGTCTTGGCCGCAGCCTTAAAGTCAGCAGCTGTTGGCGCGCCTTTAGCTCCAGGCTTTCTCATCTTCTCTTTGCTGCCAGCGGCTATGCGCTCGCGCTTGGCTGCGATATTGGCATAGAGTCCAGCTTTCATTTCTCTTCTCCCTCTTCGTAGTCTTCGCCCTCTTCCATGTCCTCACCCTCTTGCTCGCCAGTGTTGGGTCCACCCACCACCCACGCATCGCAAGTTCTTGAGGCCGCGCACTTGAAGTCAAAAATCTCACAGTAGCCAAGATCGGCCAGCTTGATCGTTCCCCATGGGTCAGCTTCCATGCCAATGCCTTGGGCAATGCACTGCTTCATGTTGTCAGACACATTGAAAGCCGCGCAGTTACCGCACAGGCTTTGCTTGGCGTCATCCATGCTGACATCCCACTGGTCAGCCTTCTTGCGCCAAAAAGCCTCATTGGGCAGCTTGGGATTCTCAGGGCCATAGGCCGCGCTGGTGATTGCCTTGGCTCGATTCTTTAGGTTTAGCGTAATGTCTTGCGTGGGCATGGGGCAGTTCTCGCCCTCTTCCATGCCCTCGCCCTCTTCCCTGTCCATGACCTGGCTCATGGTGCGCTGCATGGTGGCCATTATTTTTTCGCCTTGTTCTTTGCTGTGCGCTGGCCGCGCATGGGCATCTTGGCTTCAGACATTGCAATGGCGATGGCCTGCTTGGGATTCTTAACCACTGGACCACCCTTGCCGCTATGCAGCTTGCCAGAGCCAAACTCTTTCATCACAGAGCCGACCTTCTTTTGCGCCTTACTCATTGCCTTCATAGGTTTCCCCTTTGGTTTGTCAATACCCGAATTATGCAACCCGCACAAGGTTTCTGCGCAGGGGCTGGCTCCATTTGCTTGAGCCACTGCTGCCGTACATTCCCGCAATTGCGTCACTTGCAAATGTCAGGACAAAGGCATCGGCCTTGTCAGGGCTTGGCAGCCCCCGCCGCCTGATCTCATCTTTCCCCTCAATGGCGATTTTCCCGTTGCTGGTGAAACTGTACCGCACTGTGGCCAGCTCGCTGATCAAGACATCATCCTTTGGCATCTTGCAGTCGCGCGCCTCAAGCCACGCCCTTGCCCTGTACCAAAGCTCTGCTTTCAAGTTCCTATAAGTCCCACCCATCGCTGGGCTTTCACTGACATTGATCCCTCTGGCCGGCAGGCCCAGCTCCCTCAATCTGTCCACCACCCCAGCTCCGAGGCCAATCGAGTCAACCAATATCTCTTTGGGCTGCTGGCTTGGCGCCAGTGCCTGGTACTCGGCCACCACCGCGCCAGTCAGCTGCATCAGGTCCAAGTTCTTCCAAGTCTTGATGCTTTCGGTCACCGCATTGCCCTGCCTTTTGCACAGCGCTGACCGGTCACTACCAAACCTTGCCACATCCAAGCCCCAGATCATGGGCGCATACTCACTTGGCGCCACATCCCTGTTGACCGCGCTCTCCAGCAAGTCCATGGCAATCACCGTGTCATCGTCCCCCTTCGGAAACTCCCCAATGACCCTGATGCGGTAGACATTGCTGTCCTCGCCATAGCGCATGGCCATCTCTTTGACATACTCATCCGACACCCGCGGCGAATCTGTACACGCCACCTGGAATGTTGTCCACTCATCACTTAGCCGTGTGTGCGTGTCATAGAAAAACCCACTAGACCTCACCGGATTCCCAAGTAGCAGCGTCACAGCGTTATGCCCCGACATCGAGCCAGCTGCCGCCTCGAACACTTGCTCTGGCACACCAGACGCCTCATCGGCCACCAGCATCACATTCTCACTGTGAATCCCCTGCAAAGCCTCTGGCTGCTCTGCCCTTGATGTCCTCGCTGAGATAAACATCTCAGTCGGCGCGGCGTTGAATTCAATCCTCTCTTGCTTGACAGTCAGCAGCCCCTGCAAGGGCAGTGGCATCGCGTTGATCCACCTCTTTAGCTCCGCAAACATCGCGTCATAAAGCTGCGAGCTAGTCGGCGCCGTGACCACCACCTTGACGGGACTTCTGGTCATAAAGTACCAGAGCATGGCCCAGCTGCTTGCTGTACTCTTGCCCACCCCGTGGCCAGACCTGACCGATATCTTCCGGTCCCCCCGAGCAATCGCCCCAAGAAACTCCACTTGCCACGGGTCAGGGTCAACCCCCAGCACCTCTTGCACAAACAGCACAGGGTCAGGCTGATACCTTTCCACCCACACAGCAAACACATTTTCTTTACTCATGGATGGATCGTCTCATAAATCTTCCACGCCGATGGACTCATCGCCCACTTATGCGCAGCCAACTCATCAGTCCGAACCAGTATCAACAAGTGATATGTCATCGCCAAATCAAACATCCCCTCATCAATCGCCTCCATCATCCGAATCTTTAGGTCCAACAGCAACACACTCAGATGCAGCGCAGTCAACAAATCAGTCATTACTCTCCCTCGCCCTCTTCAGATTCCGACCAGTCTCCCGATTGGTCCAACAACTTGCACAAATCCACCTGGCAGCACTCATCTGCACCCCACCCTCCGGCGGCCTCATCTCTTCACACTTATTGCACAGCCTCAACTTATGCCCATGCACATTCCCATTCAACCTCAAATGGTTGTTCACAAAATTACTCTTCATTTTCTCGCGGGACATTCCCGCCCTTGTTTGCAATCCTGATGACAGGGTGGACACTTCCTGTCAATAAAATCATATTCATTGATCCACAACCGAGAAACCAAACCACAGCTCGGCCCAGTTTCAGGTGGCAATGATGGTGGATTATCTTTCTTTTTAAATATATTAAAGAGGCTGAATATATTCATTGCAACCTCTGCACTTTATTATCTTTATGGATTAACCACTTATCACCTAATAATCTAATCGCCTTGATATATTGCTTTTGATTATGCCTATTGGTGCTTTTAGGCACATAATCGACATTGAATAACTGGCGCACCTTAATTAACATTTGCGTCTTCATATCACCCCCATAATTTGGTTTATGTCCACCCACGTGTGCCAGGTAATGTGGCCGTCTGGACTCATCAATGTGCAAAACACTTTCTTGTCCTTGACCTCATCAGTGTCTAACACAATCCACTCCTGGTCATCAAGGACCACCGTTGCCTGCTGCGTTTTCATAGGTTTATGCGTGTAGTTGATGGAATTGATATTGTGAAGCGTTTTTGCGTTTTATGTCAACTGGTGCAAAATTTTTTTAAAAATTTTTTTTTGTAGGTGTTTAGTGCCGCCACAGTCACCCCCGCCAAACCCGCGGCAGGGGGGGTCGCGGCCACCGACCGCCGGCCACCAGCCGCCGCCGCTGGACTTCTCCGGTTTCAAACGGGAAAAGCCCAGCTGGGTTATCAACAGCCATTTGTCCACTTCTATCCACAGATTCCTGTGCATAACCTCATCAGTAACACCAGAGCATTACTTTTTCTGTGGATATCTCCAAATCAACTTAACATAATGGTCATTGTGTTAAGTAGCTGAATGCTTCGGTATTCATTTACTGTGAATTGTCCATTGATACGATGCTGCGCTTGCGCAGTGCATCGAGCGCCATGCTCCCCAGGTCGATGTTGACCAATGGCTGCTGCTTGTCGCCATACTCGTCTGGCGCCTGCTTAGAGGCCAGCCAGCGCCTTGTATCGACCCGCAGCTTGGCCACTTGCGCCTCTTGAGGCGTGGCAGCGTCTGCGATTTCGAGGGTCTGCTCTGCTAAACTTCTCCCGCCTCGCGTGCGTGCGCGTGCGAGAAGCTCTCCCCTCTTCGCATCTTTTTCTACCCATTTGTAGAAACCACCGATGCTGATGTCCAAAGACCTAATCACCGAATCGATTGTCTTACCCTGTGAGATATGGTCAAAGACCATGGCCTCACCGCCAAAGGCGTGGATTTTCTTATTGATTGAAGACATCTCTTTGCGCTCGACAGCTGCCATGTCTCGCTGGTTGAGCTGGCGCTCTGCGATGTTGTCTGCCAGTTCACTCAAAGTCTTCGCGCTTTTCTTTGTTGCCATTCAGATACTCCTCAATTGTTTTGATTGCATCGGCAGCGGACCTTGCGACCACTGCCCGATAACCTTTTGCATTTAACTGCAAATTTACTGCACTTTGTTTGCCCGATACCACTCCGGCCTTGGTCTTCATCTCCACAAACAGCGCATGAAACCCGTTTTTAGGCTCTAGGACACACAAATCAGGCATCCCAGCTAAAACCCCCTCAGAATGCAGCCTAACGCGCTCTGAGGCCGTTCTATCGCCTCCATTGGGTATTGCTGCAATGATGATGTCCGGATAAAACGCACGAAAGTGCTGCACCACCTTGACCTGGTCAATGTGTTCAATGCTTTTTCTTTTGCGTTTTAAGTCAACCACCATTCCTCGGATTCTACTGCCGAGGGTTTGGCTTGGTACATGTGGCATCGGTGCTTGACATCGGTCGGGAATACAGCAAAGCCAGTTTGGCTGCACTGGTGTTCGGTCCATGTGACTGTTGCCCACCCGTTCTTGATCTTTGCTTCTTTCAGCATCCACTGGAGTGGCTTTGCGTTGACTTTCCTGATCTTCTCCATCAGCTCTGCTGGCATGGACTTGCGCTGCGGTACAGCACTGCAATGCTTGCATTCATGGCAAAAAACCCTGTCATCCCACTCCTGTGGATAACTTGTGGATAACTGTTCAACTTGTTGGACCATCATTTCTCCTCAAAAACAGTAAAAAGTAAACCGGTATGGGTTAAGGAAATCTACCGGTTTACCTGTTTACTTTTCACCATCCCAAAACTGACCAGATTGGCCTGTGGATAAGTGGGTCTAAGGACCCCACTTATACCAACAGACCTGCCTTTATCTAAACCGGTATACCGGTTTACTACCGGTTTACTACCGGTTTACCGGTTTACTTTATTTGCACCCATCCGCTGCTTGCTTGGTCCATGCAGAAGCGCTGGAATATGGCGCTGCTGACCGCCCGTCTTGCGTAGCTCTGGTCGGCCTGTGGCACTGCCTGGTAGATGTCTTGCCACTCCAGCTGGTGCATGTGCTGGAGTTCTTTTGGCACAGCTGGGCGGCCAGAGCCTCTGCGCATGATGACAGCGCCCTTGGCGTTGATGATGGACTGGACAAAGTTGCAGGCGGCATCTGCGGCGTCTTGGACTTGCTGCTGCCGTTTATCGTTCTGCCGGTCATTGGCTGCCTGCCTTCGGTCATCCTCTGATGACTTTTCTGGGACAACCAATAAGACCATCTGCTCTTGGATATCCCCGTCTTCATCCAGCACAGTGTCGGCAAAGACATCTGAGTTGAATTTGATCTCCCTGAAATTGGGCTGGTATCTGGTCTTGACCAGGCGCATGTATCTTGTTTTTGTTTCGTCTTCAAAGAGGACACCGGTCAATGTTGCATCACCTGTGAATGCAGAGGCTCCACGGGCTGTGGCATCTGAGTCGGCCTTGCTGATGGTCTTGTTGGTGTGTGTGATGATGCAAACTGGCGTGTCTAGTTGGATATAGATTGTTTGTTTTAAGGCTGCAATATAGCTACCTACTTCTGAGTTGTCATTCTCATTATCAATATCCATCGTGGCATTGGCCGTGTCAAGAACTAATAATGGCCTGATATTATCAATCGTGTGGTTTATTACATTATGTGCAAGCATCAGTAAATCCTTCACATTAGATCGCTTGGCATCGATAATGACAAACCATTGGGATAATGTTTGAGAGTTAATCCCATAATGCCGTGCGTAGCCAGTTAATGTCCTTTCAACTTGGTCCGAGTCTTCAGTCACTATGATTGTTTTTCTTTTCTTTGTGGCTGTGAGTTCGCAGTCCTTGGCCTTAATGCCTGCCATGACCATGCACAGGGAAATGACAGCTGTGGTCTTGCCAATGCCAGGCTGACCGGCCAGCACCATGAAGCTGTGCGCCCAAAAGCCTTTGACCATGTAGCGAATGGGCTTGATGGCGCCAATTGATAGCTGGCGCTCTGGCCAGCCTTGGGGTGATGGCGCTTCTGCCGTGGCCACTAGAGCAGCTGGCGCTTGTGCTTGGCTGATCACAGCTGCAAAGTCTTCCACCGCTGACTTGCGCTCGGACTGCTTTGTTGGCGGCTCCCAGCCAGCGTCTTTGGCGTGTTTGAACAGTGTGCCGATGCCAACACCCTTGCCCTGGTGAAAGCTCTTCCAGTGGACTTCTATGTCCTTTGTGCCGGCAAACTTGGCGCCAGCCATGGACCATGTCATCCATGGGCCAAGGCCGGCTTCGCCAAATTCGGTGTGCAGCGCTTGGCCAATCTCGATCCACTGGTCATAGTCGCAGTCTGGGGAAATAAAGTGCAGCGCCTTGACAGCGCGATCAATGTCGCTGTCTTCAACCCTTGAGCCTAATTGGCTGAAGTCAAATGACTGTGATGGTGGTGCAGGCTTTGGCTCTTGCAGCTGGTGCTGCTCGATGATCCCCCACTCGGTTAGCAGCTCATGCAAGTCCACGGCCTCTTGGAATTCCCCCGCCATTGACTTGCCGCTAAGTAGCACCGACTTGCCGGCACTGTTGGGTAGGCCGAATACTTCAAGTTCCTGGCCACCTCCGAGCTTGTATTTGGGCAGCACCTGGTCGGATTCTTTGGGTGGCTGCACCCATAAGAAAACATGCCTGCCACGGCCTGAGACTGAGACCTCGGTCAGCATGTTGTTGGCTTTGACATACTTGGCCATGCGCTGGATGGCCACATTGGTGGGTCCACTTGCGTGCTTCATGTCCACATCGAGGCAGACCAGGTAATTGCCTGATGGGCTGATGATGGGGCGCTGCTGGACAAGGCCAAGGTATTGGCCGTGTGGGGCATCTTCCATGGACCAGATGTCCTCGGCACTGTAGAGGTCAGATGGGTCGGTGTCCCGTGCCACGCCTTGGCCGCTTCGCTTGAATGGAATCTTTTTGCTGCCTTGCAGGGCAAAGGTACAAAAGACGGCATCAGGGGCGACAGAGCCTATCTTGCAGGCCACACTTTGGGACTGCTGGAATACATTGTTTTGGGGTGTTTCAGTTATGATTGACACTGAAATTCCTTTGGTTTGGGGTTTCATTTAGTTGCCATGAGAGTTGATCTTTGACCTGGTAGTGTTTACGCGCTGCCAGGTCTTTTCTTTTGGCATGAGGTTTGGATTCTATTCTTTAAGTATTTTTGGCTTTAAGTTTGGCTTCAATGGCTCTGGCAAAATGAATGTCCGTGTGCTGATGAGAAGCCGCACACTCAGCCACAATCAAAACAATCTCCTCATCTGTCAGCCCACCCCATTTGTTTTGCTTCTCTGCCTCCGAGATGGCTTGGTCAAGTGCATAAATGTTCTTTCGTAACATTTTTGCCCATTGGTCACACGCAGGGATGTTGTCCAAGTCCG